TCAATGTAAAAAAATAATGAATATACTTTAGTATTTATTGAAAGAAGGATGATAACATAACTCTCTTGGAGGACGTGTAAAACCAGATAGAATACCCATTGCTGTTTGAGAACTCGGAATCATCACAACTCTGCCATCTGGTAATAATAAACCTCCAGAGAATATACTTGAACCTGATGGAAGTGCAGGACTTGCTGGTGTTATTACACTATATGTATTATTTATTGGATTGAAAATCCAGATAGATGTAGCAGAATTTGGTACAAATAATACATTACCGTTTGGCAATAGTACTCCTCCATCAAATTGTGCACTCGTTGTCCCTGGAAGAACAGGTGACGTTGGTGTAAATGTAGAAAATGTATTTGTAAGATAATTAAAGAATCCTATAGTTGTACCTGTAGAAGGAACAAATAATACACGACCATCCGTTAATAAAACACCTCCTGAATATTGACTTGCTTTCTGGGCGGGTAATGCAATAGTACTATACGTATTACCAATTGGATTAAAAATACCTATTACATTTGCACTATATGGAATAAATAAGACACGACCATCTGGTAATAATACACCTCCCATAAAAGCAGAACTACCTGGTAATGTAGGTGTCGGAGATATTGTACTATAACTATTTGTTGATGGAGTAAATACACCAATCGTTGAAGCAGATAGAGGAACGAATATAACACGACCATCTGGAACAAGAACACCTCCTCCATATGCAGAACTACCCCACGCTCCTCCAGTTACAGGTGTACTAAATGTATTTGTAAATGGATTAAATACACCAATTGTTGTTGCAGAATAAGGTACAAATATGACACGACCATCTGGTACTAATACACTTCCTACATATGCAGAAGTACCAGGTGGTCCAATGTATGTTGTAAACGTATTTGTATTTGTATTAAATACACCTACATTTGTTGCACTAAATGGTGTAAATACAACACGACCATCCGGAATATTTACACCACCCCCTTGATAATAATTTGTTGTACCTGAAATTGTTAGCGTTATTGCTCTATATAATGGTGTAATTACTGAAGACCACCAACTTGTTTTTCCAATTGTAGTTGTCCGTTGCAACCATGCTAAGAATTTACTTGTATTCTCTATATTTGGTATTAAATGAGGTATCTGAGACCTATATGCAGTTACCCCTTCAGGTGTATCTAAATGCCCTGTATTCTGTAATATATTACCACCGACTGTTAATATATTTGAACTAATCGTAGTATTCCCAATAATTACATTACTTGCGAAATATACTTGACCTTGAACTTGAAAGGATTGTTGTGGATTTGTAGTACCAATACCAATAGCTCCACCTGCATCTACCAATAGAGCTGAACCATTTTGTCCTACTATATTTAATAATGGTGTTGTATTAGTATTTGAAACTAATTGATTATTACCAACTATATGTAACATAGCTTGAGGTTGATATATTCCAATACCCACAAGACCATTATTTGTAATATTAAATCCAATTGCATTTGAAGAAACAGTATTTAAAGCAAAAGTTATATTTGAATTATTAATATATATATTATTAAATATCCAAGTTGCACCTCTACTAACAGTTGGATTATCACCACCTCCACCAACTGCAAGAATAGTACCATCAGATGATAATGCAACTGAATGTCCTTGTTGAATAGTTGTGCCAGTATATCCAGTACCTAGTAATTTAGTTCCTCGTTGAGTCCAAGTTGAACCTAAACGACTAAATATCCAGGTTGCTCCTATTTGAGAATTATCATAATATCCACCTATTGCTAATGTAATTCCATCAGAAGATAATGAAACAGAATATCCTTGATATATTTGAGTACCTATATATCCAGTACCAACTAATTTAGTTCCTTGTTGAGTCCAAGTTGTTCCAGAACGAGTAAATATCCAAGTTGCTCCTATTTGAGAATTATCATAATATCCACTAACTGCTAATGTATTACCATCTGATGATAATGCCACAGATTGACCTTGATATATTTGAGTACCAGTATATCCAGTACCAACTAATTTATTGCCTTGTTGAGTCCAGGTTGAACCTGAACGAATAAATATCCAAGTTGCTCCTATAGATGGATTATCGTTAATACTACCAATTGCTAATGTATTACCATCATATGAAAGAGCTACTGAACTTCCTTGATTTGGACCTGCTCCACTATATCCAGTACCTAGTAATTTAGTTCCTTGTTGAGTCCAGGTTGAACCTGAACGAGTAAATATCCAAGTTGCACCTATACCTGTATTATCATAATATCCACCAACAGCTAATGTATTTCCATCGGATGATAATGCAACTGTTGACCCTTGATATGGTATTCCAATATATCCAGTACCAACTAATTTAGTTCCTTGTTGAGTCCAAGTTGAACTTGAACGAGTAAATATCCAGGTTGCTCCTGTATATGAATTATCTTTATTACCACCAACGGCTAATGTATTTCCATCAGATGATAAAGATACAGAGTATCCTTGAAATATACCATTACCAGTAGTATATCCCGTACCCACTAATTTAGTTCCTTGTTGACTCCAAATTCCTCCTGAATAAGTAAATATTACAGTTGCACCAATATCTCCATAATCACCAATTCCACCAACGGCTAATGTATTTCCATCAGATGATAATGCAGCTGACCATCCTTGAGTTGATGTATTATTATCTACTAATTTATTTCCTATTTGTTGTGATGATTTATATGTAATAATAGACGAAATATTTTTTAAATTACTTATATATGCATTTATTGGAACATTATTTTGTTGACCTATTGTTATTGGAAGGTTTAATGTATAATTAGGTGTTCCAATCTTATTGGTTGTTATATTATTTAAACCATTTATATATAATGAAAATGTATTATATGATGGATTATAAGTCATATTAATAAGATTCCATTGATTTAACGGAATATTAGATGTAGATGTAATTATATTTAGAACATTAGATGAATAATATGCAAATGTTAATTTTTGATTACTGGTCATTCCAAAAGACCAATCAATTGCATTACTTGTAGGAGACATACGACCGAATAAATTTGGAATTTGGACGTTTGGAACAGATTGATAATTTACCCATCCTTCAATTACATAATTAGAAGTTGGTGAATTTAAAAAAATACTGTCAGATGTTCCGCCTGGTGCAAGTGTAATATAATTTCCTTGATTTCCAGAAAAATATATACTTCCATTTACATTATCAGGACTAAATGAAGAATACATTATTGGTTTCGTTATTGTATTCGTAATATACATATTTGCTGGATATGTACTTTGTATATTTGAATAATTGCCACTTGTATCTCTGGGTACAAGTATAGAAGAAACTACATTCATCCGATTATCATTTAATGTATTAATATTCAAATTAGAAGAAGGTATATATAAATGCAATTGACCCAAAGGAGTATTTGTACCAATACCAACGTTGCTTGAGAAATAGGATTTACCAATGACATTAAATCGTTGTATTGGAATGGTTGTACCGATTCCGAGATTACTTGAAAATATACTTTGACCTTCCACGTGAAGAGAATATAATGGTATTGTTGTACCAATACCTAAATTATTTGAAAATATACTTTGACCTACGACATGAAGTGGTTGTAGGGCAATAGTTGTACCAATACCAACATTGCTTGAGAAATATGATTGACCTACAACGTGTAATCGTTGAAGTGGAATCGTTGTACCAATACCAACATTGCTTGAGAAATAAGATTGACCTACTATGTGTAATGGTTGAAGTGGAATTGTTGTACCAATACCAACATTGCTTGAGAAATAGGATTTACCTACGATGTGTAATGGTTGAAGTGGAATCGTTGTACCAATACCAACGTTGCTTGAGAAATAAGACTGACCTACTATATGAATTTGTCGTAATGGTATAGTTGTACCAATACCAACATTCGTTGAGAAATAGGATTGACCTACTACATTGAGTTGTTGAAGTGGTAAGGTAGTACCAATACCAACATTGCTTGAGAAATAGGACTGACCTATGACATGAAGTTTTTGCAATGGTACGATTGTACCAATACCGACATTATTTGAGAAATAGGATTGACCTATGACGTGTAATGGTTGTAAAGGTATAGATGTACCAAAACCATTATTTCCAGTATTTGTAATTGTAAATAAACTATTTGAGCCTATTGAAAATATAGTTAAATATGCATTAGAACCATTCGGTTGTGTTATACTGATTGAAGGTGTTGTTAATCCATCATTTGTAATAACAACATTATATGAGGGAATAGGATAATTAGAAGTTTGTAGTTGTAGAATATTATTTATAGTAATATTTGATGAAATATATACATCGCCTTGAATATGCAATGATTCTAATGGTAATGTAGTACCAATACCTAAATAACTATTTACTGTTACATTTGCAGATGACACAGCTGTAATATTAGTTGAAATACCGAGTGTATTGGGTGCAGTATTAATTGAGTATTTACTTGCAATTAATGATTGACGAGTTCGCAAAAAAGGAAAACTCATATAGCTTTTCTTGAATAAATAACTTTAAAAAAATAAAATGAATATCATCAATATTTATTGGAACAATGAATATCATCAATATTTATTGGAACAATGAATATCATCAATATTTATTGAAACAAGGATGATAACACATTTCTAAAGGAGGTCTTGGAAATCCAGAAAGGATACCAACTTTTGTACTTGCAAATGGAACAAGAATAATTCTTCCATCTGGAATTAAAACTCCACCAGAATAAGCATCTCCTATAGATGGTCCAGCAATAGTTGTATAAATGTTTGTGTTTGTATCATACATACCAAATTTTAATTGTTTTACAGGACATAAAATAACTCTACCATCCGAAGTAAGAACTCCATTCCCAAATGCACCATTATATTGAGTACCACCAGGTGTTGAACCAACTGTAATAAATGTATTCGTAATAGGATTAAATACAAGAACAGATGTTGAAAGATATGGAACAAGTAATACATTTCCATTTGGCAATAATACTCCTCCATTATATGCACCTTGACTAAAAGATGTATTTGGTAAAGTATAACGAGCGAATACATTTGTAACAGGATTATATACACCAATAGATGGAGATGTAAATGGTATAAATACGACACGTCCATCTGGTATTAACACACCTCCAAGAAATCCAGCTCCACCTGGTAAAGATGCACCGGTTGGTGTACTTGTACTATATGTATTTGTAATTGGATTAAAGAAACCAATAGTTGTTAAACTTTGAGGTACAAATAATACTCTACCATCCGGTATTAAAACACCTCCTTGATATGCACCATTAGTTGCTGGTCCAGTATAATTTGTAACTGTATTTGTAGTTGGATTAAATACAGTAATTTTTTGTGCATCTAATGGTACAAATACGACACGACCATCAGGTACTAATACTCCACCTGTATATGCACTTCCACTTGATGTATTTGCAATAGTTGAAAATGTATTATAATATGGATTAAATATTCCTATATTTTGAACACTTAATGGTACAAATACAACTCTACCATCTGGTATTGCAACACCTGTTAAATATGCATAGTTACCAGGTGCTGATACATTAATTTCACTAAATAATGGATTTGATGCTCCTCTCCACCAAGAATTTGTATTAATATCAGTTGTTCTTTGTAACCAATTAATAAATCTATTTGAATTTGATGTATTCATTGATTCGTATGGAAAAATGGGTCTATCTGCTAACATACCATCAGATGCATCTACATTGCCACTTACACTAATAATACCATTAGTTACAAGAACATTTGAGGGTGATATTAAATTTATACCAATACTTATATTTGATGCAAAATAAGCATCCGTTTCTATATGAAATGGTTTGATAGGTATAGTTGTACCAATACCAATATTACCTTCATTTGTTATAGTAACGGTTTTACCATTTGTTCCAGTTAAATTCAATAATGGAACATTTATATTACTATAATTAATATCAAGGGTTGCTTGAGGAAATAAAGTATTTATTCCTACATTTCCAGTATTCGTTATAACGAATCCATTAATATTTGAAGGTGTATCTATGCGAACAAGAGCATTCGTCGCACTATCTATATTAGAAGATATCGTAACTAAATGAAGTAGGGATGAAGGCATATTTGTACCAATACCAACGTTACTTGAGAAATAGGACTGACCTACGACATGAAGTGATTGTAATGCAACCATTGTACCAATACCAATGTTACTTGAGAAATAGGACTGACCTACGACGTGTAATGGTTGTAATGGAAGATTTGTACCAATACCAACATTACTTGTGAAATAATATTGACCTATTACGTGAAGTGTTTGTAATGGAATGGTAGTACCAATACCAACATTATCTGAGAAAATACTTGAACCTTCTAAATGGAATGGTTGTAATGATAAAGTAGTACCAATTCCAACATTGCTTGAGAAATAGGATTGACCTTCTATGTGAAGTGGTTTTAATGGTAAAGTTGTACCAACGCCAACATTGCTTGAGAAATAGGAGTGACCTACGACATGAAGTGATTGAAGAGGTAAAGTAGTACCAATACCAACATTGGTTGAGAAAATAGTGTTACCTATAACGTGAAGTGAATATAGTGGTATAGTTGTACCAATACCAACGTTGCTTGATAAATAGGATTGACCTACGACATGAAGTGAATATAATGGTATAGTTGTACCAATGCCAACATTCGTTGAGAAATAGGATTGACCTACGACGTGTAATGGTTGAAGTGGGATAGTTGTACCAATACCAATATTGCTTGAAAAATAGGAGTTACCTATTACGTGTAGTTTTTGTAATGGTATAGATGTACCTATTCCAGCATTACCATCTCCATCTATATAAAATACACTATTGGATGTATCTACATTAATTTGCAAAATAGGAGTTTGAATCGCTTGATTTACAATTAATGTATTAATATTACCATTTCCATTAATAATCAAATTACTATTATTGTAATTATATGTATTTACATTTGAATTAACTATAATTATATTACTTGCAATTAAGTTACCATTTATAATAGCATCACCTTCAATATGAAGTATGGATAATGGTTTAGTTGTTCCGACACCAATGGAGGTATTAACTTGAATGATTGATGGATTTGTAGTAATTTTAATAATATTAGATGTATTTCCAAAATCATCTTGATTATATATATTTAACGTATTGGTTGTAATTGATTTATTAGCAAAGAGACCTTTCAAACTCATTATGCTTTTCTTGAATAAATCACGCAAAAAAAATGTGATTAATAAGGATATACTGGTATATTATTTGCAAACATTGCTCTATTATCTGTTTTTTTTGTACCACTCCACTTCCCGATTGATACACCAACAAGTATATTATTTTTACAAGACCCTGTTACATATATATCATCTTTATCATATATCCTACCGAATACATAATAATATCTATCCTAACAATAGATATGTATAAACAGAAGTTACGTATGTTAGCAATAGCGATTGTTTTATTGGTAGCTATTTTAAGTGCATTTGCATTAATATTTGCAAATGGTTATCCTCTTTTAGTAGTAAAGGGTCGTGGATTTTATGTAGTTCCAACTTGGGTACAATTTGTATTTTTCTTTGTTCTAATTGCTGCAATTTATTTAGCAGTACAAAGAGATACATATTTACCATTCCTTGGAAATTGTGTATTACCACCTACAATGTTAAAGGATAATGCAACACCCGAACACGCGAATACACAAGCTGTTGTGGATATTCCTTGGGCTGTAGATGGTACAAAAGTAGTATATTGGGCTGCCAACCCATCAAGCGAAGTAATCCTAAAACCAACAATTGCTTATCGTGGATTTGAAAATTCTGGAATAACTACAACAAAAGATGGTAAAGCTACTTTAAAATTAGAATGCCCTGCTAATTATGAAGTTGGATACGGTAAAGAATTAAATAAACACGTTCATTATCGTATTGTCAAAAATAATGGAATGTTAGGTCGGGTTCATACACAGTGGGTTGATTGCAAATAATTTGTTATCTATTCTAAATCGTAAGTGGACAACGACCTTCTGCATAACCAGAATTAATAACCTCAGGTTGTGACCTATCCCATATAATGAGACACGTTTCACACCAACGTGTCATTGTACTCATGTCATACAAACTGACATACAAGCTCAATGGAAACATACTCAAAGTAAAAAAACGAATATGAAGAGTTGTTATTGTAATGTCGTTGTTTATGTACTCTTGTGAATTTACTTTTGGTATCCCAATCCAGTTTACTAATTTCATATCTCCATACTCCTGTGGAATAGTTTGCAACAGAAACCATCTTGAAGTTTTATCTACATTTGTAACATCCAATACAAGTTTCACATTGTCATTATTCATTACATACATTGCCCAATTACGAGCCTGACACATTTCAAAGTATGTCAGATTGTTACAAGGTATATAGTCACTTTCCATTATTACTACTTATTGTATATGTTTTGCCTTTATATTGAATCAATGGACAATACTTTTTATAGATCTGAAATTTTATAAATATCAATATCTACAATATTATTGGAATACATTCGTTCTCTATCAAATGGCACGTGCCAAGCATGACGAACTTCCCATCCAAGTGGCGGCTTGCCATAAAATGCTTCATAAACAATATGATGCATCATTTTATGAACGACTGTATTACTATCGTAATGTACTGGAAAAGAACGATAAGGTGTCCCTGATACAGGACATCCTTCCGATGGATTCCACCATTCACCAGGAAGACGAATCTTTCCAATGTTACTTACTTCATAATCAAACATTCCTAATTTAAGTGGCTTCCATTCAATGGGGATAAGAAGCTCTTCTCCATTTACAGTAAATTCTTGTTCATAATGAGGCTCATCTTCTACATCCGAATACTCATCTTCTTCTGTCATTGAATCTTGATATTCATCATCGTCATCCCATTCCTCCTCTGATTCGTACCACGAACGAGGCATAATTTCTTTAAATTATGATAATTAACTTTATAGGCTTCTAAGTATAGTTACAAAAATAATTCTTAAATCATTTTATTGAATAGGAATGGTTGTTTGTCCTTTACGTCAAGTGCCATTATTCAACTTTATAACATTTGTATTAAGAGGCATTAGTATATTATTGCCTCGTATTGAAGAACAATTCAAGACAATTATTAAGCCATCATCTCAAACTTAATAGATGGATGGTATTTATAATCGGCTACAACGAAATCTTCATATTTAAGTGTTTCAATCCATTTAATTTTTTCATCAATAGATGACTCTTTAGGAGGTGCATCTTTTGTAATTTTTACAGAAGGAAAATCATAGGGAACACGATTTAGTTGTTCTTTTGCACCTTCTACGTGAGCTTCATAAATATGAGTATCACCGAGGCAAATAATAATTTTATCAAGTGGAATGCCGATAATATGGGCGAAGATAGTTGTGAGTAGTGTAGTGCTTGCGATATTGAATGGTACACCGAGAATAAAGTCTGCACTTCGTTGAACCATCATACAAGATAGACCTTTGTTACTAATATAGAATTCATACAGGACGTGACAAGGGGGAAGAGCCATAGCATCAAGTTGTTGAGGATTCCATCCTGTAAAGAGGGCACGTCGTCCTGTTGGATTTGTAATTAATTCATTTAGAACATAATGAATCTGGTCTATACCTCCGGTACGTGTGGGATATTCTCCATTGAAACAACGCCATTGATAACCATAGATTGGTCCACATTCCCCTTCGGGATAATCTAACCCACGACTATCCAAGAAAGCTCTCGTACTATTGCCATCCCAAATTTTTACACCATTATTTGATAGATATTTGGCATTTGTATCACCTCTTAGAAACCATAGTAGTTCTTCAATAATACCTCTCAGGAAAACACGTTTTGTTGTTAATAGAGGAAACCCATATTGACCCACTTCAAAGACAAGTCTTTCACCAAAGAGCGAATATGTATTGCCATTACGAGTTGTACGTAATTCACCTTCTTTTAGGATTTTATCAATGAGCTCAAGGTATTGATTCTCAGGATGGTACATAATGAATTTAATATAGATAATTCTTAAACTTATTTATTCAATTTTTACTTAGCCTCCTCAAATATATGGTTTTTATAGTTTTTGAGTTTTTTCTAAAAAATGGTCGTATAATAGTAGGTATTTAAGGAGGCACTTAAGGAAAAATGACAGAAAAGCGAACATTTTTCTGAGGAGATATATTATGTATATCAAAGTTGATGGATATGAATTTCCAATGATACGGATACAGAATGAATGGGATATAACATATCAAGAGTTTTATATAGGAAATCCCAAATGTAAACCAAAGCCTTGTATAACTATTTCTGTTTATAATAATACAGATGCTATACTTCAAAATATAATATATTTTAAAAATTGCAATGTTACTAAAAAAAGTTTTGAGAGAGGTTCAGGTGGAATGCATATTTTAGTCAAAGCTTCATTAAAATGGCTTTTTAAAGAATATCCAAAATTAAAGAAGATTCTTTTTACTGATAATAGTTATTATGGAGAGGATATTAGTTTACCAGAAAAGATGGTATTAACAGAAGGACAAACTTGGTATATGAAGTATTTTGGTGCAAAACCAAGTGGTATTAAAACTAAATTAATATTACAACAATTTTTGAATATTTATAATAAAGATAAGAGTAAGTTTATTAAATTACAAGAACCTTCTTGGAAAAATAAAAATATATCTGAAACATTAAAAGAATATAATGGTTATCTACAAAATAAACGCTTAATGGATTCTGAATGGTATATTTCAAGAGAAACCATTGAAACTTATGATATTGACCCTTTCTTAATAAACGAACAACACGGTGGTGAAAATAAACTTCATACTATTATAAATAATATACCACGTCCAAAAATTAGAACTATCAATTAATATATCCCCCTCCTCCGAAAATGTTCGCTTTTCTGTCATTTTTCCTTAAGTGCCTCCTTAAGTACCTCAACTTTATGGCGAGATTTTTCAAAATATAGCTAAAAACGTATAAACCATAATATTTAGAAAATGTAGTTTTGAAAAATTAGATAGGAGCTACTTTATGAATAGCATAAGCTAAAGAAGGCATCATTGCAAGACTATCAGGGGTTTCATCATATTCATTAATATAACGAACGAATGCTTGATATGTTTTATCAAAATCTTCATAACTTTCATTTTTATAATGATGATTCATAGTCATAGTATTTAACATTCCTACACGTAAACCAATATGCTTTACAATAATACCATCTACACCCCACATAAAAGGATTGTATTCCCGAATATGACTTTGATATTTAATAAAAGTAGTCAAGTCCATAAGATAACAAAAGTATTCACACGCATTCGTAATTCTTAAAAGAACACTTGGGTCAGCAACTTCGTACATATATTTAAATTGGGCTTTGCTTCCAAATTGAATAGAGGGTGATATTAAATCCAAGTTCCAAATATTCTTTAGTTCAATCATTTTTGTCAAATTAAAGTTATCATTTAGTTCTACATCATCCAAAATAGAAAGTATATAATCATATTTAGCGACACGTTCAGGGGTTGTAACTTTACGGAAGAAATCACCTACAAATCCTTTGTCAATAATAATATCACACGAACCATTTACAAAAGATGAGATATCCGATGGTAATCTTTCAATCATTTCATATTGACAAATGATAACATCTAATATAGAATTGGAAGGACGAGTTGCATTAAATAAAGTTAGATTTTTCTTGAGAATAGCTACTTTATTTTGCCAATGTGGATTGCCAAATCCAGAAATGAAGATTAAAATGTTCATTGGCAATAAAAATTGAAAAAGGATATTAAAGAAACTTCAAATTATCTTTAAGTATAAAGATGTCTATTGCTCAGATGGCTTACTACTTGCAGGAGAGGCGTACCTCGCAGCCGAACATTATGGGTGTCGGACCTTACCACGCGGCGGCTATAGTTAGCCATGGCTGCCCCTTTCGCTATATTAGCTTATGGCGAAAACGCCCATAAGTGCCAATGTTGGAAATCAACTGTTCACGCAGAAGAAAAAGCGGTAATGAGCCTACCTTGTCTGAGGCGCAAAAAACATTTGAAATCAGTTGACATTGTTGTTATTAGAACCACAAAAACAGGAATCTTTGGAAACTCTCAGCCTTGTCAACATTGTATGAGTGTGATGGAATATCAACTGCCATTGAAGGGATATAAATTAGACAAAATATATTATACAAATACGGTTGGGGATATCGTTGTTACTACATTTGCAGCACTTAGTAAAGAAGAACCACATATGAGTTCATTCTACAGAGGACGAGCACTTGGAGTCAATTTCAATACATAAAAGCCATATAAGATTATACAAAGTTCTACATTATATCAATGGGTAACATATGTTGTTGTAAAAATAAATCAAAAGAAACAATCAAAATATCAATCATACCACCAACTGAAGAAGACATAGAGGAAGAAATATTACGCAACAATTTTGACATTAAGCAATTCAATGCACTCTTTATAAAACGTCATCGTGAAAATAGAGGAATCCTTATGACAGATTTATTGGATGTTTTTGGTACAAGAAAAATCGTCTATAAAAACATTTTGGAATTATAAGTTTATTTTTGGGATGTAATAACCACTTAAACATATTTTTACAATTAAATAACAATGGGACAAAATACAAGTAAACAATATCAGGAATATTATGCAACAATGGACCAAAATAAAGAATTAACGGTTAATGGATTAGACCCTTATAAAGTACTTGATATCTCAAATAGGGACACATTTACGTTTGACCAATTGAAGAATGCTTATCGTCGTATTTCAATGAAAGTGCATCCAGATAAAGGTGGAAGTAAAGAATTATTCGCTATTGCCACAGAATGCTTTCGTGTTCTTGCTGAAAAATTAAAACATAAATCACCTTCTTTACCTCACGAATTAAAGAAAGAAGCTCAATCGTATCAAGATAAACATCAAGTAAGTCATCAAGAAGACCCACCTATGCCATCTTATAAAAATAGTAGTGGTAATTTTCACGATAAGTTCAATAGAGCCTTTGAAGAAAATAGATTGGAGGATGAGAATGAATCTGGTTATGGTGAAAGAATGGTGGCTTCTTCTAAAACACGTGAGGACATTGATGTGCCAAGTGTATTAAAGAAGGAATCTTTCTCAGAAGATAAATTTAATAGAATGTTTGAAAAAACAACAATTTCAAAAAACAAGGAAGTAATTATTTATGATGAACCAGAACCTTTGGTTCTTTCGGATTCATTGCAATTTGTAGAATTGGGTGAAGGTAAATTAAATGATTATAGTACAGATTCAACTCGTAATTTAGGGCTTCAATATACGGATTATATGAGAGCTCATACTCAAACACGTTTAATAGACCCTCGTTCAGTTCAAGAGAGAAAACAATATAAGAATGTAGAAGCATTTGAGGCAGATAGAGAGGCGAGGTCAAAACAAGGGTTTTCAAGTGCAGAACAACAAAAAATAGAAAAGCGTCGTATAGAAAAAGAGCGTCAAGAAGAAGAACGAGTAGAACGTCTAAAATCAAAAGACCTTCGTATTGAAGAACATTACAATAAAGCTAAAACACTTCTAAGAAGATGATTCATCATTGGAAAGACCATTTAGTAAAGTTTCAGGATACCAAATAACATTTGTTGGTTTTTGTAAATGATTCAAGTGCAATGTATCAAATGCATAAATGTCATAGAATGCATTTTTAGAATGTAGCGGTTTTTCACTATAACTATGCCATTCTTTTTCAACTTCATCTGTAAGATTAAATCTACCAGCTACAAATGTATAAGTACTTAAACTATGTGTAGATATATTTAACCACATATTTTGTATTGTATTTTGATTTATTTTTTTACGAATGTTAAGTGTTGGTTTATTAAAGGACATTTTAACTAAATTTATAATTTCATATAATTCTGCATCTATAATATATATTGTTGCAAGTGCATCATCGTCCATCATAGATTTTAATAATACCATCCAAA